TTGCTGACTTGGTTATCGCTCAGTGGGGTGGCCTTGACGTTCAGGTCAATCCCTACAGCCTCGACACCACCGGACTGGTCCGCATCACTGCGGCCGCCTTTGGTGATAACGCGGTGCTCCGGGCTGGCTCCTTCGCGGCGATGCTCGATGCGCTGACTGCCTGATTTTGTTGGTGCCATATGATAAAGCCGGGGCGGGGATACGTCACCGCCCCGGCGCTTCTCTTTCTTTGTTATGAAATTCCTGATCAACTCTGACTGCCTGATTGGTGGTCAGCATATCGCCGAGGGCACTGTGGTGACCGTGGCCGATGACGTAGCCGTGGAGCTGATGCTGGCAAACCGCGGTCGGGTGGTTCCTGAGGATTACGCCGCGCCAATCGAAGAGTCTGCCAAAGCAGCCAAGCCTACGAAAAAATGATTCCTTCTGCTGCCATCTCCCAGTTGGTGACTGCACCTGCGATTGAGCCGATTACCTTGGCCCAAGCGAAGGAGCACTTGCGGGTGGATGGCAGCGATGAGGATTCGCTGATTGCGCTTTGCATCACGGCGGCACGGGATCGGATCGAAAATGAATGCCGGAGGGCTTTTGTCCGGCAGAAGTGGATTGCCTACATCGCGGGCGATTTCGCCGAGGGGGTGACTGTGGAACTACCCCGCGCCAGACTGATGGCAGCGGAGACCTTTTTGTTGGAATACCGGAACGACGCTGGCACTTGGACGGCATGGGCAAACACTGCCCAGCAGCCTGCCAGAGAACCGGCGCTGCTCTGGATCACCTCCTACCCGAGCAACATCGATACCCCGCGCAGCCCACAGGATGCGGTCTGGCGGGCGAGTTACTGGGCCGGGTATGGGTCGCTGGCCACTGATGTTCCGGGGCCGCTGCGCCATGCTATTCTGCTGCTGACGGCCCATCTATTTGAGCGGCGGGAGATGGTTATTTCTGGCACAATCATTAGTGAGATTCCGAAATCACTGGATTGGCTGATCGATTCTTTCCGGGTGCCTTGGGAGGGGGCGGTAAAATGACCCCTATCGGACGCAGAGATGCCAGAATAACGATCCAGCGGGCCACGGAGTCGGTGGATGCCCAGGGCTCTGTCACTCAGACCTGGGCTACGCTAGCGACTGTCTGGGCGCACGCGCAAACGATGAGCGGCAAGGAGTCGACTAATGGGTCGGCAAGGGATGCGAGTGCGGAGCAGGTTTTTTCGGTGCGCTATCAATCAGCGCTGGATGACCTGAATCCACGGGACCGGATCAGCTGGAATGGGTTTATCTACGACATCACCAGCGCTCTGCCACTGCCACCATCCCGGCCGGCCGAGGTGATCATTTCGGCGGTCTTCACGGATAACGCGATCAACGCGACGGGCTACGCCTTCACTTCTGATACCACTGACTTTACCGCCGACATGACGCTGCAGACCGCTGACCACACCTAAACCTATGGCAAAGCAAACAATCAACATCGGCGCTGCTGCCAACGACGGCACGGGCGATCCTATCCGCACGGCATTCGGGAAGGTGAATGATAACTTCACAGAGATTTACACGGCCAATACGGGGGTGAATACCGGCGACCAAAACCTGGCTGCTTACGCGACGACGGCAGCAGTGGCGGCGGGGTATCAACCACTGGACTCTGACCTGACGGCGATCGCTGCGCTGACGACGACAGCCTACGGCCGGGCGCTGCTATCGACTGCTGACGCGCCAACGCTCCGCACCGCCATCGGCCTAGGCCAAACGGACGCGCCGACGTTCCTGGCCCAATCCCTGACCGGCCAAAGCCTGACCGGGACGCAGGCGACGAGTCTGGTTGATCTGGCCGCGAGCTGGAACACGACCGGTAATCCCTCGCTGATCTATGGTAGGGTAGTAAATACCAATTCTGGAGGCTCGTCCAACCTGATTGATCTGGGGACGTTTGCTGGTGGGAGTTTGTTTCGGGTGGATAAAGCCGGAAACTTTGGTTCAACTCTGACTACATTTTGCGTCGGGTATGGAGCGTTCACGCAACCCGGCCTAGGAAATTTCCAGTTTAACTCGTCCAACTTCATCAGCACAAGTAACCTTGTTGTATCAAATCTATACGTTGGAGCGGCAGACGTTGCCTTAGTCAAAGACGCCCCCGGAATCCTAGCCCAGCGGAACGTCGGCAGCACTCAGCAATTCAGGCTGTATAATACGACGGACGCCGGTAACGTCAATTACGAGCGCCTGGAACTGAAGCTTGCTAGTGGAGCGTTTCGGATTGAGACCGCACGCGGCGGCGCCGGGTTCAGGCGTTCGCTTATTTTGAGCGTTGAGGGTAGCCCTTATTTCGCCCTATCAGGGAGTGCAGATGCTTCGCTTGCGTGGTGGAGCATTATCGCATCAACCGGATCTCTGGTTTGCAACCTAGACAACACCTACGACATCGGTGCGAGTGGGGCGAATAGGCCGAGGAATATTTATGTTGGAAGTAATATTGTTGTTGGTCAAAGCGATGGATTAACTGGAAAAATCACAATTGGTATAGGAATTGCCGGTGGTTTATTTTTTGGCAACAGGGGAGCAATTGCTGGAGGAGCTGATGGGGTTTTCATTATGACCAACAGCACGCTGAGTGATTTTAGCCGTATTCAGCTTGGAGGCGCAACGGACCCATTCCCCGCAATCGCCCGTGATGGCGCAGGCATTAAGTTCACCGGAGCCGCAGCAGGCTCAACGTCTTGGATCAAGGTGCCTGCCGTTACCGTTGCAAATCTTCCCTTAGCCTCAACTGCTGGCGTTGGTGCTCGGGCCTTTGTCAACGATGCGCTTGCTCCCGTGTTTGGTAGCGCAGTGGTTGGTCTCGGCAGTGTCACAGTCCCAGTCTACAGCACAGGCTCCGCTTGGAATGTCGGCTAATAACAACTTTTACACATGACCCCAACCTACAAACAAAACCTAGTCACTTCCCGCAACGCCAACCTCGCCGAGCAGCATGATCTGCGGGAGAGGCTTAAGCAGCTTGAAGGCGAAGAGACCCAGCTCAAAGGCGCGATTGCCATCCTGACTCAGATCGATCAAGCCGAAGCCGAGAAGGCCAAGGCTGAATCACAACCCACTACCTAATAACATATGGCCACTATTACCATCCCACTTGATACTCCGGCAGAACGTCCTGAAGTTCCGTCGAAAGTTTACAACGAAATCTACATCATGGATCTTGCCATCAGTGCGCGTTCCATGGGCGAACAAGATTCAATTTATGTTGAATACGTTCCATTCGATCAAGCGACTGGCGACCGGCTTCTTTCGGATCGGCGGGAGGTGAGGCTTCCGTTTTGGGAGGCGGTGAATTTGATTCCTTCCGCTGCGGATGCTTTTGCTGCGGTGGCTTTGTGCTTGCCGGATTTGATTGCTTATCAGGCGGCTAAGGAGGCTGCGGCTTTGGTGCCGGTGGTGCCTACAGAATAACGTCATGCCTGCCGTCAATCACAGCGCTAAAATGGCAACGTCACTGATGGTGGCGCTGAAGGCCCATGGTGCGCTGACGGCATTGATCGGGGTGGGGACTGCGTGCCGACTTTATAGTGGCAGGGCGGCTCAAGGGAGTTCCCTACCGAGGGTGATCTGGCATGAGATAACGAGCACGCCGGAGCATACGCATGACAGTGCGACGACGAGCGATCCGGGGATTGAGGATAGCATCGTGCAATTTGACATCGAGGGCCGCACTTTGTCTGGGTGCCGGGCGGTGGCAGATGCCATTAGCGAGGCACTGAATGGGGCGAAGGCTGCGGCGGGGGTGGCTGACATCCAAGCGGCCTTCCGGGAGTCTGGGGGATTTGCCCAGGCGATGGATTACCAGACGGGAGATGGAGTTACAGAAGCGCACCGGCTTTCTGTAGATTACCGCCTGATGTGGCGGGACGCATAACATTTTTGAACTTACCTTTATGGCTAAAATTTCTGCTTTTGGAACATGGCTCACCTATATGGACCCCGATAGTGGGGAGCAAGAACGCATCCACTACGTGGCGGACATCACGGGGCCGGAGGTGATGGTGGAAACGGTGGATGTGACGACGCATGATAGTGCGGATCAGTTCGCGGAATTTGTGGCGGGAAGTGCTGATAGCGGGGAGGTGACTTTCGACCTGATGTTCGATCCCAACGGGGTGAACCATCGGCGGATGCTGGAGCTGGTGGATGCGAGGTATAATCTAAGCTTTTCCCTGATCCTGCCGCAGCCTGACCAGGAGCGGCTGACGAATCCGAGCCTGACGGGTGGGACGACGTGGACGGCGACGCCGAACTGGTATATCGTGTCCGGGGTGGCGG